CAATGCTAAATCACCAGATGCCGCTCCTGCGCCTGCACTAACGAAGTAGTGCGCACCAGTTGTATTTAGGTTTGCCAAATCTGCTGCACTATATTCACCGTAGTCGTAAAGTCTTGCGACGTTAGTACCCGTTACCGTATCTGGGTCTTTTCCGTAGAAAGAACCATGGGGGGCATTTGCGAATGGTAAAAGGTCATCTTCATCAGTAGTAGCTAGAATACTAGCTCCACTAACACCTGTACCATAAGTTGCGTCGTAAAGACCAAACACTGTGTATATAAAGTGCTTTGTTACGTGACGCTCAACGGCTCGTCTAGCTTCATTCAAAGCCATTTCCATTTCTGAAAATCTTGAGTCCTCAAGCATACGTCGGGTTACACCTACTGCCAATCCCCACTCTTTAACTGAGATTCTTTCGCTTCTCAAGTCAGTGTGTTGATAATTAGGGGTGTCTCCCTCTTCTATCTGTTCTAGCGCCATGCTAGGTTTTGCGAACGTAATATCTACGTCGCCTCCAGTGTCAGTTGTAAATCGCTCTGCAAACAAAGAGATTACGGGCATATCCGTGACTTTGTAGTCATTGATTGCATCCTTGTAATCTATAAGTACGCGGTTTGCGGTTGAACTGAGATTGGAAGTCATTAATCCATCTTTTGCTGTAACCATTTAATCACCTACTTAATTAAGAACCGCCTTAACGAACCCTGCGTGGGTTGCATCATGCGCTTCTAGTGCTATTGCTAGAACCTCATCAGTTGCTACGTTGGTTACGGCTAGGCCGTCTCCATCGTGTGATAGCATATCACCAGCTGCGATTGTTCCTGTGCATGCTAAGAAGCACATTATACCACTACCGGTTATTACTGATGCGGGTTCATCTGCGACTGCGTCTACAAACAGAACACCTACTGCTCTACTGTTGACAGGGGTTGGGTCAAGAGTTGTAGCGGATATTTTACCATCCGTGTGTACTCCGACAAAAGTCCCTGCATTCGTATTTGCGGCTGCGTTGCCCAGCTTCATTATTCTAGCTGGTGCGCCACCGTCATTTACTAATATGTTTATTCCTGCTGCCATATTTCATCACCTATTTTTTTTCTCCTGTAAAAACAATGCGTCCATTTTCCATCGCAAACATGCGTGGGGTTTCTTCTGCATCGGCTTCTACTGGTTGTTCAGTATCTTCGTGGGCCTTTCCTTTACCAAATGTGCGTTCTGCCTCTTCTGGTACTGGCATAGACTCCATAGCGATACTAAATCCTTCTAGCTTAACTTCGTCCCAACTTGTGAGCTCCGAAACACGTGCTTCTTTGGATTCGTCGTTGACTTTTCCAAGAAGTGCCTCTTTTTCTACAATAGTACTTACGAAGGTGTTTCTGCGTGCTTCAGCTTCTGCTGTTGCGCGTGCTTCAGATTCCTCTTCGAACTTTGCTACTATAGCGAGTGCTTCTTCGTGTTTGGCGTTCAATTCGTCGTAGGAAGTTTTCATCTCAGAAAGTTGGTCCTTCATAGCTGCGAATTCACGCTCTACGATAGGGTTACTCTCTGAGGACTTTTCTACTATTTCTTCTGCCATAGTTTCCTCGCTGTGTGTCCCGTGTGTTTCACAGGTACACGAATCTGTATGACCACCACAGCCACAGTCAGATTCATCTTTCGAATCTTCACCGAATTCACGGTGTTCATCGCATTTCTTTCCTTCTTCAATTGTACATGCGTCACAAACGGGCGTGCGAGTTTCATTATCAATGAAGCTCACCTCAATTGGACGAATGTCTGTAGCGAACGGCTCTCCCATGACGTCTATATCCTTGGAGAACCAATCAATACTAACATGCGTCATATCACCGTTTTCTATTTTTTCCAACACTTCACTTGCTTTCGCTGCATCCTTATGGATACGTGCGAGCATCTTAATAGCCTTCTTACCATCATCCATTTCGACTAACTCTGGGTTGATAGCCGTTCCGAGTAAATCGTCGCTAGTCCTCTGATGATTATAATAAACTGGAAGCTCACTAAAAGCATTTATGTTTTTCCCAAGGATGGAAGGTTCTATGAAAACCTTTTGGTCACCATCCTCATCGTGGGGCCCCGAAGTAATTGCAATGACTGGGTATTCGATATAATCGTCACCTGTCACAGCCTCTCCTAGTTCCAACGCAAAAGAGCGTTGTGTACCGTTATGGTCCCCGGCAAAAGAACGAATACTTCTGTCATCAGAAAATACTCCTTCATCTACCCTCATGCGACATAAATTTGCCGCAGTCTCTTCGTAGTTCTCTACACCGCGTTTCTTGAGCGATGGAGCTACTTCTATCAAGCATCGCTCGTATACATAGTTATCGCTCATTTTTCTCTGTCCCCCGTTGCATTCGCAGCTGGTTTATTGCCAGCACGGTTTTCAGTCCTTTTAGACTCTTCTTTCTTATCTTGGTCTTTACCACCTGATATGTTTGCATTTTCTGCTGTTTCCATTTGTTCTACTACACCATCGGGGTTAAGTCCACGTTCCATCCTTACTTCCTGAGGTGAAAGAACACCCTCTGAAAGATATATCATATCTGTTTTAGCTTTCAAGAAAGCATCATCGACATTCAATTGACGGAATCTAAATTTAGCTTCTCCAGATTCTACCTGCGGCATAAGCTGCTGATTGATAGATGCTTCTATCTGACTCTGAAGGTGTCTAACGTAAGGTTCGAATATAGGGCGTGCCTTTTCTGGGTCGTCCCACATCGTAACTGGCACTTTTAATGCCATGTGTATTTTCTTTAATAAATCATCTGTATACTTACCATATTCAAATGCTCTTTGTGTGCCTTGTAATTCTTTAACTTCTATATCATTACCATGAATTATATCTTCACCGGGTTCTAATCCGTTGAAGGCTGATACAATTTCATTAATCTTGTCAGGACCATAAGGCATATCGGGAAGTCCAGCACTAATATCAAACCTACTACTAGCGTATTTGTTGAGAGCAGTACCGATATCCCGTTCTGCATAATCTTTAAGGTCAACCAAATAAAGAATTGGATGGATGTCACTAAGACCGTAAGCATAATCGTCAAACGGATTGTTTTTGAATTCGATAATTTCATTTTCTTCAAACCTCACTGAATCTTCATCTGCACCTATATCTTGATAATAATACATGATTTGGCCACTTGGGTCTCTTTGGACATACAAATTCTGAGATGACCTTAGAACTAAGTTATCTCCGGTCCATTCTAAATAAGATGTACCGAAAATTCTACCATTCCTTAACCAACTATATAGAAGTGTTTCCATATTTATGTCGTCAAAGAGCTTTGTGATAGCCATTCTTTCTGTGTCATCATCGGTCACAATGTCATATCCATCCTTAGATGCATATAGACAAGGTAGGTCTATAAGGGTTCTCACTATGGGGTCTGATAAATAAACGTTCATGTAGGTACGATAATCGCCTACCTGCGGTTCCTTGCGTCCCCCATTCCTCCCAAAGGAAGTGTTGTCCTGAAGTTGCAACCTTCTAATGACTCCAGCGCCGTAGCTTCTGGGGTCATCCTTCGAGAAGGGTGGGTCTTGCCCAACGGTTGCGAAACTCCGCCTTTTAAAAGGCCAATAATCACTCAGAGCCATAGCTATCTTATACCTTTAGTAGCAGCTAGTATATAAAGCTTTCGCTAGATTCCGCCGGGAGCGTGCTTATTAAGCCTTCTTCTAGAGGAACTTTTAGTAAAAAGTGGACCTGTTGTGTATTTTGCACCCACATCACGTTCTGGGCGTGTGGGGGTATTTAAAGATACCGATGAAAACGACGATTCTGGGGGTAACATACCCAAAGAAGCGTGTAAAGCAATAACTGTACTATCACAATAATCATCGTGCTTTCCGTCTGGTGCTCCTATCTTTTCTGTCTTTTGAGCAGCATCCATGACATATTCTAAAGCAATATGTTCTTTTATCCATTTATTAACTAGCCTAGCTTCGTCTGCCGGTAACCCCGCAGGGTCGGGTATTTTAACTAAACCTTGTTGGATATAGGACACCATGTCTCTATATACTTGTGTTTTGGTCCCTTTAGGACCTCCCGTAAATATAAACGGGGTAAAATGTATTTGTGGTTTATTTTGTATACATGCAAGTCTCATTTCTTGTTCAATCGCGCCACCAATACCCGTAGCATCAATAATAAGCCTACTAGCACCAAAGTCTCTACAATTAGCAAGTATACGACTACGCTGGTATGGAATATCATGTCCTCCAGACTTTGGGTTAATCTCTTCAATGTTGACAAGACGTGCAATATTGCCGTCAGTGGACTTTTCGGTACTCCAAACACTAATAACAGTGCTATTAACGGATTTACCAATATCCACACCCACACAACAATTATGAACTTTCGTTCCACGCTCGACAAAGGAATAGGCTTCTCTACAGGCTTTAACATGGTCGGGATTGAAGATTTGTGAGACCGATTCGATGAACTCGCACTCATATTCTGTCCTCCAATATATTGAATCTTCTCCCCATTCCGTCATTTTTGTTAACATATCATTTTCTGTATATGGGGCAGAGTAAGCTCTACCTGAATTAACAGCGT